TTAATGTATCAAATATTGTTTTTTTTTTTTTTTTTCTGTGATAACTCATTTTGTTAAGTCTCCTATTGCTCTAAGTATTCTGTTAAATACTGCTTTTGTAATTTTATCTCTGTTTCTTTCAAAAGCTGGAAACAGAAAAGGTCTAGGTAACATCTTAGATGTACCAAATTCTAAATAAGATGAATAAGGTGCATTACTTTCTACGAATACTTCATCTGGTGTATTTTGTTTTACTCTAATATTTCTTACCAAGTTTCCAGTATCACTCGCTGGTGATTCTCCAGGTGCAGATGCTCTATGTGTTCTTCTTGGATTATATTTTTCATAAATTTTTCCAGTTTTAGAACCAGTTTGTATATCTTTAATTGCATCACCTCTAATTAACTGTGCGCCACCTTGCACAACTTCTCTAAATGGTTGTTCCATATCTTTACTAAGTCTACCAAGTTGGTTCATAACTTTAGCAACATTTTTAACTTTAAAAGTAATATTCATTATGTACCTACATTTTCTGTTGCTGTAATTGTAATATAATTATTATAATCGTTTTCATCGTCAATTTTAATTATATCAAAAGTTCTTGAACCAAATAATATTCTCATAGTTTCTGTGATACCACTTCTGTATCTTATAACAAATTCGTAAGTATGTGGGTTTTGTACTCTTTCACCAGTTGATTCATTAAAAATTTGTCTACCACCTTTTGGTTTTATATTTGCAAAAGCAGTAACATATGTACTTCTACCAGTAGTATAACCACCATGACTATCTGTTGTTAAATCTGTATTTTGTATTGTAATCTTATTTCTTGATTTTCCTACTGCTGAAACTCCCATATTATCCTCCTAAGATAGATTGTAGTCTTTGTACCTTATAAGGTTGTAACATGGCTCCTATTGTATATGGAATTGCATTTACTGATAAACTTGTAACCGCTTCTCTGTTTTCGTATAGATGTGCCGCTAATAGTTTAATTGCATGAACTATTGGTGCTGGTACATCTGAAGCACCTCCATAACCAGCAACATACCTTACTTGGTAAGCATTAGCATTTCTTGTTTCTGTAACTGTTGGCCAACTTTCTCCAGTTCTTAATACTATTCTTGCTTGATCATTAATTAGATCAACATAATATTTACTAGAACTAAATGTATTCTGTGTATCGCTATCATCATAATAATAAACCGCAGTAACACTAGCTACTGGTGGTTTTGGTAGCACAATGTAATTTGAGTTATATTCTATATCTGGAGCAGTGAACATGCCCTCTTGTAGCTTTAAATCAGAATAAAAGGGTAGTCTGTCAAGGTATAAGTCTAAAGTCTGAGTTGTAATAGCCCTGTTAATATAAGTTTCAATAATATTCTGTGCAGTGTCTATAAGTGTACCAATATAAGTATCATCATCAGTAAAACCACTATCTATTCGTAAATGAGTTTTAACATCTGCTGTAGATGTAGCTTTAGTTGTCCAAGCTGTTTGTACACTTAACCCTGACATTTACTACCTACTTTTTAGAAAAAAAACTTTTTTTCTTTGGCTTAGCTTTTTTGTCTACTTCTTCAACAACTTTCTTTTCTTTCTTTTCAGTTGCCTTTTCTGCTCTGCCATCATTACACCAAGCTGTAGCCATTTCCATTTCAACATTAGTTTTCATGTCATAGCTTTCGCCTAGTTTGTATTCCATAGTTGCTTCACCATTTCCGATAGCACCTATTAAACTTGTTTTCATTTTTATTTTCATTTTAAATTCCTCCTTTTAATTAAGATGCATGGGCGATTGCTCGCCCACACATAATTCATAATTATTGGTTCGCTTGTGATGAAGTTGGTCCATGTAAAGGGTGACCTTTAACACCGACTACTCCAAATATAGTACCAGTACCATGAGTACCACTAAAGTCTATTTTGACTCTAGAGTATCTTTTTCCACCTACATAGCCAATAGCATAAACTGCATTACAGTCGCCATCTGCATCTATAAGTTGGAAAATACCAGAACTATCCACTGTTCCTCCAGTAACACTCGTATTTGATGTTACAGCAGAGAATGTAGAGTTGTCATCTGAATCTTCTAGTATCAATTCAACTTTGTTTGATGAACTAAAAGTAATTCCAGGTGCGCCTACATTCACAACATGAGTTACAGAAGAAAAGCCCTGAGAATCAACAGCAGTAGCATTTGTATCTGCTGTTTTAGCAATAGCATTTAAACTTTCGTCAAATGCTAATCCTGATTTATTGTCTCGCATTGCCATTTTAATATCCTCCTATAACAATTATGCGCCACACTGTAGAATTTGAATTGCTTCTGGTAAAATTACCTGTCCGCCAATTCTTCTTCTAGCAATGTATCTCACATTTCCTGATGTTGCCTGAGTGAATGGATCTCTCATTACTGACATTTGTACTCTGTCAACAATTAGGTAACCTCTTCTAAAATCACCAAAATATACAGATTTCGCAGAAGAGCCTAAATCAGCTACATCTGTTGCTTCTACATATGGTGCTCCTAAAATTGTGTTTGGTACACCTACTTGTAATGAGAACCCTGCTTGGAATACATACTGACCAGAACCATCTTGTAGCTTTCTAATTGCCGCTAAAGTTGATCTGTTCATTACGAAAGTTCCATTTCTAGAATAGTCAGGTTTAACTGCGTGGTATAAAGTTATTAGTGAGTTTGCATTAATTGTTGCAGACACACCAGATGCTGTTACACCTACAGATGAGTTTGTTACTATTCCTTCAGGTTTTCCTACTGAGTTTCCAGACACGAATGCATTACCTTCAGCTTTTGCAAACTGTTCAGTAAATTCGCCAGTCATTTCTTGCTCTAAATTGAAAACTGAATCTTCCAATTCTTGCTCTGAAATATCTACTAACGCATATAATTCATGTGTTGGGATTTCCTCTAGACCAACTTGGTAGCCAGTAGTCTCACTTCTAGAACCTTGCTCTGCAACGAAAGTTGCCGCAAATGTGCTTGTTCTTCTTGGAATTTGCACTGATCTATTAGTTGTACTTCTAACTCTTGCGATTGATCTAATAGGAGAGATTTCAACGATACCTTTGATTAACTCTTGCACATATTCTGGTGGTGCTAGGTAACCAGCAGTATTGTCGTTAGAAGCTGTAAGCACTTTAACTTCGTCTGGTGCTAATGCTTCTTTACCTTGTCTTAACCATTTGTCGAAAACCTTTTTTTCAAAAGATTCTGCATTTTTGTATGCATTACCGAACTCTGGTCTAGACATCATTGTTTCAACTCTTTTGACTCTTTCAGCAGTTTCATCTTGTGCTAACTTCTGTTTCGTCATCGCCTGATTCACATCTTCTAACTTATCTAAATCTTTTTCGATTTTTGATAACTTGTCAGAAGTTAATGGATCAGCAGAACCTTTAGATTTAATTTCTTTAAGTTCTTGTTGATGCGTTTCTTTGAAAGCCTCAAATGTTTTGCCTAGAGATTCAATAGCTGATTTTACTTCATTGTCTACCATTGGTTTTCTCCGATTATTTGTTTGTTTTAATTATGTCAGCAACCTTATTAATTAAACTTGCTAACGATTGTTTTTCCTCAGCATCTCGCTGGTTAAGAGAATCAGATAATGCTTTCGCACCAATCTTCGCCTCTGTTCGTGACAGATTTCCTGCCTCTCGCAAGATTTTCTCCCATTCACGAATACTTTTAGATTCACCTTTAACCGATTGAACAAGTGCTTCCTCGTTCATTGGAAAAGTGACCAAACTGATTTCCATAAGGTCTACTTCTTTAAGAGTTCTAACACCTCTCTTATTTTCATTGTAACCTTGTTTTTGTGGGTCAGCTCTAAATCCTATTGACATACCATCTAATGCACCCATTTTAAGTAGTTCATAAGCCTCTCTACCTTTTTGTGTGCCAAGTGCTAATTTACCTTTTACATATAAACCTTTTGAATCTTCGTAAATTTCTTCAAAGACACCAATTGGCTCATCTGTCTTATGCTGAAATAACATTTTAACTTTATTCGCTGGTCTTTTACCTAAAGACTTTGTAAATGCACCTTTTTGTACAATATCATTTCCTTGATCTTCATTACCAAAGATTGAACCATAACCGCTAAAGACACCTTCATCTGCCGCTTTAACTTCTGATTCAAATATAATTTGTTTAATTTCTGAATCACATTGACAAGAACCTTTACCATCACAAACGCAAACTGATTTCGCTTTTGGCTTTTTGTGATATTTATCTTCCTCATCTTCGTGTGCGCCCATTTCTTCATCTGGTTTATGACCGCCTTTTTCCATTGCTTCTTCGTATGCCGCATGTGTTGCACATGGCATATAAATTCTTTTACCATTATCCATGTGTGTATGAATACCTACACAACCAATTTCTTTTGCTCTTTCTCTTGCTTCATCTTCTGTTGCGAAACTATCTTTACCATGTTGTGCTTTTGGTTTATCTTCTTCATGACCCATTTTATCTTTATCTGGATCGTGTGCACCTTTCTCTATAACATTAGTTAGTGATCTGATAGCATCTGCCATTTCTTTTACTTGTTCCATTGAATACTCCTCCTTTTTATTTCTTTGATTCCATAATGAATTGCAAACTGCAAACCTTTGATTATTCTTTGGAAAATCGTCAACAGATGTTTGATCAGACATACATCTATCAATAAAATCGCCTCGTTTCTCCTTATCTTTTGGTTTGACAAGTGGCATTATTTTTTACCTTTTATCATCTTTTTAATTTTGTCTATGTTCTTTGAAACATATCCATATTTATCATTTAATCTACAAGCTACTACTCCTAGAATAAAACCGATTATAAATCCCATTGTTCCTCCTACAAAAAGTCAGGTGTTGTATAAATTACTGAACACCTACAATTAATTGTTTCAGCAGGTGACCCTTTTGGATCGCCTGGGTATTTCAATCTATCACCACCAACAACGAAATTCTGTTCAAGAGGAATTTGCTGACCACTTGCGATTGAGTGAGTTACCCTTGTTCTAGCATCTTGTATTGCAATCCATTCTTTAACAGTACCAGCAATATTCATATTTTCTGCTACTGTCTCATTTGCCCAAGACGCAGTTCTGTGCGTTTCGGTTCTTGCAATTAAGTTTGCTCTGGCAACTCCGAAACCTAAAATCGTATTTCTTAATAGATTTCCAGTTTCTACCTCCGATACACCTGAGTTGTAAGAATCATTGATAATACTAGCAATTCTTCTTCTAGTTGTCTCATTTATATCGGTCACCAATGTACCAACATTTTCTTCAATATACAAGTTTAACTTTCTATCAAAGTCTGAATCAAAGTCTTTAACATTTTGCATTCTGTCAGATGCATAGTTCTTAAATGCGTTTGCAATAACTGTATATTGTATTCTAAATAAATTTTGTAAAATTGTTCTTCTTTCGTTTAAAACAAGGTTAATTTGTAAGTTTGATCTTGTTTCATAAGCATTAATTACATCTTTAGCCATACCATTATAATAGCTTTTTAATCTAGCCTGGAACTGTTTTATAAATGGTTCTCTAAGTCTATTCTGTCTATGCCACTCTCTTTCTTTGACATTTTTAAAAATCTTTAATTGTCTCTTGTTAAATATCATTAATGTATCGTTCTGTTTATAATTGTTGGATCAAAAGAAATAACATTAGAAAAATCTAAGTTATTAGTCATATAAATATAACCAGCGGCATTCAAAGCATCTTCCTTATCTACAAATGGACCTATTCTTAAGACTATGCTGTGTTCTTCAGTATGTTTATTTTCTTCTATGAATAATCTTGTTTCTATTTTCTTCATGTTTTCAAAGGGTGTCCTGATGGTAATAAATCCCTATCAAACTGCCCACTCCTAAATTTGCCTGTTCTTACTGCATAAAGGAATGCATTAACTCTAGCATAAGCCCATTGTTCTTCACTTCTTACACTAGGTCTGACTGACTGGGGATTAGTTCTATACGCACCAACACCTCTTCTGAAAACTGCACCGAGCATTCTTAAATTTACTCTTTTTCCAGGTTTGTCACCATGTTTATCATTATGATCTTTTACTTTGTTTCTCAATCCCTCTCTTACTGCCGCAGTAAGTTGTTTTTCATCTTCTACAAAATCCTCTTTTAGTTCTGATGCATCTTCTAAAAATTTATTTCTTTCTCTATCTAACTGAGCAACTTTTTTATTAGACCAAGATTGTCCTGCATCACCACCCCATAAAGCCCATGCAATTCTACCATTACTTGGATAACCTTTTTCTCCAGGTCTAAAACCCTCTGCTCTTTTATCAACTTCATGTCTAGCAAAAAAAGATTTCATTCTTCTTACTGTGCTAGGTGATAAACTTTCTTTTCTAACTAATTGATTTGCTCTAGCCATACCAACAGCAGTACCACCTCTACCAAATTCTTTTCTCCATTCTAATCCTCTTTTAGCTTCAGTAGACATTCCATCAGTTGGTGTAGTATCAATATCGCTTTCTGCTTTGACAATATCGTCTAGTTCTGAATCTAAATTCATAATATCAATTATGTTATCTTCTTCTCTTGATTCTTCTGTTTCTGGTTCTACTTGATCTGGCATTTCTTCGCCAACATCTGGTGCTTCTTCATCACCTGCAACATTTAAAGGCATTAAAGTTGCTGGTACTAATAAACTATCTGCTCCATCAATAGGTTCATAACCTAACTGCTCTCTTGCTTCATTTCTTGTTAAGATACCATTCTGTACA